GGAAGAACCGGTGCCGTAAACAGCAGCGCGATCAATCTCAAGGGCAATGACGCGAGCAAGATCGTTACGAATCATGCCTTCAACGTCGATGCTGCTTTGAAGCAGAAGACGCCTTGAGTAGTCAACGAAAGCACCCACTGTCTTGGGTGTCATGTTGACTTGATCAATTGCCTGCTGGGACTCGGTAGGAGAAGCGTTTTCGCCAACCCAGTAAGCAGTGCTCGCGCTTGTCTGGCGAGGGATTGAAACATTGCCCTGAAGGCCGGTCAGCATCGTTGCGCCAGCTTGAGCAATTGACAAGCGGTTACGAAGCAGGTCGATGAAGCTTCCTGAGAGAAGCACGTCGTCAACCAAGTCACCACCAGCTGTAGGAGTGCCTACAACCAAATCGCGACGAAGGACTTCATTAGGGATGACAATGCCGTTTGAAGAACGCTCGTACTTCTTAGCAGCAGCCTCACCAACTTCAATTTCAAATGCTGCATCGCGACGAGCCTGAGCATCACCCTGGTTAGAGAGATAGTTCAGAGCTTTGACGAAGCTGAAGCTACGGGTCTCCTTATCAGAGAGGCCGATGTCGTTGGCGGTGATGCTGTGTTCCACGGTTTGAGTTCCGATTTTTTCGAGGACAGCAGCGCGAGCCTCATCAACAGACTGGCCGCCTGAGATCAATTCGCGTGCAAGATCGGAGAGGTTATGACGCTCGCCGAGTTTGTTGATGGATGCAATCCGGGTACGTTCGGCCTCTACGGCCTCGGACCGGATCACCTCCACATCAGTTGTGGTGCTTTCCATGACTTCAGTCACTGTGTTTACGGGAGATGCGGTCGAAGCCGCAGTTTCAATATCAGAGTCAACGTCCTCTAAAGAACGATCGACTCCAACGTTTACGTCAGAATCGTCGATCTCAAGAGAACGTCCAACTCCAACGGTGGGGTCAGCTGGAATAACAGCTAACGAAACCTCGTAAGGCGACCAATTGGTAGCTACGAGGCCATCTTCACGCTCCTCCATTTTATCAATGGAGTAGCCGAAAGAAACGCCGCGAAGGATTCCATCGCGAACGTCTTGGAGCACTTCTTGCGCAAATTTATTGCGCGAAAAGCGCACCTTGGCGTAACCGCGTTTCTTTTCACCATCCACCCAAGCACGTTCAACAACGCCGATCATGCGATCTGGGTCATGGTTATAAAGAAGCGGTGCGCCATCATTGAGCCGCGAAAGATTCGCAGACTCCATGCCATGGCTCAAGATTTCGTTTCCAAAGTAACGAGCCACGGGATATTCAGAGCTGAATGGAAATTCCATGCTCCTTTCGTCAACCATGTTGAAACTTGTTGCTTCAACACGCTTGAATTTTGTACCTTCAAGATCGCGAGACAATTCTTTTTTAGAACTCTCTTCTGCGACGACATCTGGCACCTCCGTAGTAAGTTCCATTGCGCGTAATGCTTCGATCTTTGTCAGTGTACTGAATCTATGTCCTGCGTAAACATCAGTCTCACGCCAACCTTCACTTCCTTCGCGATAAATTTGAATTAACGCTGCAGGATCATCTTCTTCGCCATTGATAACGACCTCACTGTCAGGCACGTCAATCTGACCGTCGCGAACAATTCTTGTGATCTTGCCTTGAGCATTGCCGCCAGACGATCCCCAGCGCACGAAATCACCAACTTTTAATTCGTCGGGTTCGGCTCTGGTTTCTTCGCTGATTGGAAGTTCCACAGTTGGCTCCTTAGTCATAACTCAACCTCCTCTGGGAGTTCATCGATAATGTCACGATCAAGTTCAACGTTAAGCTCTTCGGCTGCTTGCTGTTCACGAGAGAACTCAGTGAGGTTGTCAAAGAAGTCTCCGCCAAGCTTCGCGACGATCTGTGCCTTGGTCATGTAACCAGCCTGCTCCATCTGGCGATAAGCTTTTGCTTCCTTCAATGGATCGACCCAATCCCATCCGCGAGCCATCCATCGCGGAGTGTCATAACGCTCAGGACGTGAATCGTAATCATCGAACGGAAGCTCACCAGCCAATACGGCAAGATCAAGCCATTCACGAAACACACGATTATGGAAGTTTTCAATCAAATAAGACTGAATAACTTTCCAGTGCTCGCGATCTTCCAGCAAGCTCAACCGGCTGCTGCTGTAATTCGTCTCGCTGAAATCACGCGATAACGTCTCGTAAGAACAACCAAAACCTGACGCAAAACGCCGAACCTTATTCTTCACAAACATCTCGTACTGCTGATCAGGCGAGCTGATATTCGGCACGCTTACATTCTGACCAGGCTCCAGATACTTCCACATCCCAGGTTCAAACTCGCTAATCCTGCGATCAGCTTCAACATCATCACCTTCAAGCTCACCCTCTGGACTTGTGACAAATCCCATAACAGAAGCACCAGCACGGGCGCGAATCACAGCGGCTTCCTCATAGCCCTGCAGTTGATGAGCATCGGCCATCACTGAATGGAACCACGGCACACCGCGATGCTGTTGCGGACGCTCTGGAAGAAACAGATGAATTACATCCGCTGCAGGCAGAAAAACATGCTTGTCTCCTTTTTGCGGTGCATTTTGAAACCAGTAGTCACCAGGATGACGAGTTAAAAACGCATAACGAACAGGGCGACCCCATTCGTTGATCTCAACGCCCATCCTCCATTCATTGAGCTTCGCAAGAGTTGGACCTTGATACTCCTCGTCCAGTACATCCGACTCGATCATTTCGAGTGCCAATGGCACCCTACTGCCACCGAACGGACGCCGAATAATACGAAACAACGCTTCGCCTGACTCAGGTAAAGCACCAGTCGCCAGCCATTCCATCATGTGGAAGCTATGTCGCCCCGCAACATCGCAATACTGCGCACGGGTCCATAAATGCCACTTCTCTTCAATGAGGCGATTAATCGCTTCACTGGGTTTCCGGCCACGAACCTGCTGAACCTGGGACTGAAGCTTGATACCACTGCCAACGACATTGACCTGAGTGGTGCGTTTTGCCTGCTTTGCATACGGATTATTCCGCACCATCTCACGCGAACGGTCGCGCAGCTTGCTCAGGCTGTTCCGAATCTCGGCATCAGCACTGGCCCTAGTGCTCATCCAGTCGCTAGTAAGGCGAGAGACAATCGCACCCGCATAACTACGACGACGACGACGAGGCTGATCCCGTGGCACTCGCTGGAGCCCCAGCGTTCTTAGAAATCGTGTACGAAGTCCCATCAGCTTCCGTTAAATCGAACGTAGAGATTATGTGGATCGCCAAGTCCAGAGGCAATCAGTTTGGCTTTATTCTCCTTCGCCACAATAGACTTCAATCTCGACTCAAGTTCAATCAATTCCGAGAGATCATATCGCTTTAAATTGCGACTTCCAATCCTGTACTCGGAAACAGCACCGCCAGAGACAATAGACCTGATAGCTGCTTTTACCGCATCTAAGTCCTGTTGAGCCTGCGTCCTGCCGTCAAACGCTCCAGGTGTGCCCGTATACGCCAAAGAAGGGCGAATCTCAATCTGGCCTCGGCTGTATTCCTGAACAGTGCTATTACCTGTCTTCGTGAGAACAGCTTGAAAAAACCAGTTAGGACTGGGATCTGCTGAACCAGTCGCGGCAGCAGTCAGCGTAGTCTTCCATCCGCTGTTGTAAGCAACCGCCGTTGCTGTTAAGCCCTGCGAATTGGTGTTAAGGCGAAAGTAATAGACCAGAGAGTGAGTGGAGCTGGTTACAGCATCGCCAAACACGTCAACAGTCTCGGCATCAACCCATACCGCATCCACGCCGCTTGTTATGGATGGAGGGATTGCCATCTACATAAGTCACTTGATATTGAGCAGTCTAACTCTTACCACTGATTAACGAAACTTTTCTGGGTCCGCGCTGCCGAAGCTGTACGTTTTGAATCTTTCCGCTCTTCAGGCGTCTTTTCCATTTGATCCCACAGTGTTCTGCGGTCTTTGATTTGATACACACGATTTAAAGCCGCGTAAGCATAAACAAGCTCGTCCAATGCCTCGTTTCTTGCGCTGCTTTTTTTGACCCAGATCCGCTCAGGAAAACCATTCCTGAATCTGAGCACCTGCTTTTCTGCAGTCAATTCCTCGAAATAATCTTTATCGACCGTTGGATAAAAATGCAAATACCCTGGGCCGACATCGTTGTGCTTCAATCTGCCGAACAGCAGTGATTTGATCGTGTCCGATCCAACCGGGAACACCTGAGCACCTTTCTTGAGGGTCTTACCGCTGGCATTCAGGTCAACCTTGCTCGCCTTG